ATTCCACTTAAACTTGGTGGTCTATTAAACTTTACTCTTATTGCTAATTGATTCCAAATGTCTTGTTCTAATAAAGTCTGCTCTTCAACATACACTGGTTCAAAAGTCATATAACCCACTTTAGATGCTGCCTCTGTGAAATCAGATGTATTGGCAATAGCTTTGGGAATACCCACAGCTTGATAAAAGAACCCTTCTAAATATCTAATCCAATCCAGGAAAGGTTGTAAAGGTGGAGTTGTGTAATCCATAACTTCAATGTCTTTGTTTTGCCTTCCAGGTAATACCAAAACTTCTCCATCCTTAATTGCTGTTTTCCATTGTGTTCTTAATTCTGATAATTTGGTTGGGTTATCAATATCACAATAAATAACTCTAATTGAACTTCTATGTGATATTCTTCGCCAGTCTCTCATTGCTTCATTTCTTGCTTCAATAACCCACTTAACTGCTTCCCAAGATGGAGTTCCATGTATTTCAGATGCTATTCTATCATTAGAAATATGAAATATCTCCTCTGGTTGCCATTTAACCTCTGTAGGTTTTCCATCCTTTCCTAATTCAGTGTATCCTTCTATTAATCCTTTTTTATTAAATAAAACTCTTATTTTTCTTGGATTTAGAGGAATTAAATTAACTAATCTACCATCTTTCTCATCTCTAATTATTTCAGCATAAGCATCACCATTTATTTTTTTAGTAATAATTAAAGAAGTCATAATTGATTGAAAACTATCTTCACCCCATCCCTCAATATTATCTAAAGTAATTTTATCTTTATCTTGTTCAACATTATAACCTCTTCCAATAGCCCATCTTGCTAATGCCCTAATGGCTTCTTTAAACTCTGGAATGTTTTTATAAATTCCTAATCCCTCAGACCAATAAGTATTATCCCAATAAGTTCTCTTTTGCTCTTCTGTATCGTCAATATGTTCTGAAGGAGTTTTATAGTCGAGCCCTGCTGAGTTTAGTTCTGTTGTTGTTGTGTTTGATAAATTTCTTTCCATTATTCTTCTATTCTAAAAGGAACATACACATTTAAATCTGAGTGTCCGTCATCTGCTACAACCCAATCAGGTGTGCCGCCAATATCTTCATTTTTAGGATTAATAGGCAAATACATCTGACAAGTAACCCCGTCAGAAGAACGATGTCCATACATTTCAACTTTTAATCTTAAAATATCATCTTTTACAAATTGTTTTTCAGTCATACTCACTTCTAAACAAAATGGAAAAGTAAAAAATTTTGTATAATTTCCAGCTAATGTTTCAGTTTGCACTGTCCCTATTGTAGTGGCAGTAGTTCCGTCATAATGTTCAAATGTAAAAAGAATATATCCTTGGCATTCATCATTTGGGTTATCAGGGCAGTAAAAACCCAAAGTTCCTTCAATATATGCTGTTCCTTTAACATATTTAGCTTTATTAAATGGAGATAAAGCAAATGTAGCTGTCTTTTCTAAAGTAAAAGAAGGACCTGCTTCTGTTAAAGCATCACTTAAAATAAACAAAGGGTCTCCGTTTAAAATCTGTTTTGACAACTTAAATGATTCTCCAGTGGAGTCAGTGCTTCCAAAACATTTAAGAGCAACAATACCAGTTCCATCTGAGATGTCCTCGTAATCATAATTAATTATTTGGTTTGAACCTACATTAAAGTCTTGTGAAATTGTTGCCATTTTAACTAATTGTCAAATATGCTTTAATATTTGAATCTTTAATTTGTGCTAATCCTTTGCTTAGATGTGTTTGAAGTAAATTAAGTCTTAATGCTGCACCATTTACACCAATAGATTCTGGTTCATATCCTATAATTTTTTGAGCAATATAAGCACAACAGATAGTGCTTAATATTTCTTTTCCACTGGAAGTCAAGGAGGCATAATTAGTTATTACATCATAATCGCATTCATTACAGACTAAAGATTCAGCTTCATCACTCCATTTGTCGAGAGTATCTTTACTACTTCCATAATTCACAATAGTAGTATTTGTATTAGCACCAGCCGTATCTATTGCTGCTCCGCTTGTGCATAATGTCCAACTCATGTTAAAAGTAATATATACTCATATTTATATGTTTCTGATTTGCTAACCATGCTGCTCTTGTCAATCCTTCAACTAAATCTGTAAATTTATGTTGTGCAGCAAAGATTTTAACCATTGTTTTTCTACCTTCTTCTCTTGGATATTCATACTGGATAGCTCTCAGACATTCTATTAATTCTTCGTCATCTAATAATTGAATTTTACCTTTTTCCATTAGAGCTATCAAATTATCATACAAATCTTCTTTCAAAATTCTTCTATATTTCTCATTTCTACTATCTAAAGATTTCTTCAGATTATTTATAGCAACTATCTTATGTCTTATTCCAGGTTCTTTAATTAACCAATCAAAAATTCCAACTCCAAGACTACCAGAACCAGCATCTATTCCAATTTTACGGAAATCCCATATTGCATCCATCATTAAAATATGGTCGTAAGTTTGAGTTGTTAAAGTCTTTCTTGTGTATTGGCTTTCTCTCTGTGCTAATCTTCCTTGTGGAAGTCTCTCTATAACTTCATAAGTAGAGGCATCATCTCCCATTCTTGCTATATCAACACCCAAATAGTAATCTCTATCTGGTATTCTTTGAGTTCTCTTTAATACACAGCACTTCTTTATGATTCTATCTGAGAATAAACGTCTAAAGTCAGATACAAATTCCCCCAAGTATTCCTGTGCATATTGTAATTCAGACATTCTTGCTTTTTCTCTATCTTGATGAGCCAACATATTCGAACTTTGTGGCTCTTCTCTTTGTTTGGCAATATCTTCTGCATTGATGTGCCATGTCTTAAAGTCTTTGTCAAAGAATCTATCGTGAAAATATCCTTTATCTCCCATTGGTGTTGAGAGTAAAATTATCTTTCCGCCTGTTGTTGCTAACATTGGAGTAATGGCAGGCCAAACACTCTCTGGAATAAATGCAGCTTCGTCAGCTATTAATAAATCAACAGTGTATCCTCGTATCCCAAGACCATCCAATCCAGTTGGCAAACATCTGATTATACTTCCATTGTTCAGCTTTATTTCTGTCTTTGTTGGTCTGTCTTTTCCTTTCTTTATCCATGTTCGGTAGTTGTCGTGTAAATATGTTAATACCTTTGAGAAAAGCAAATAAGCTTGACGCTCTGTTGCTGATATTATCATTATGGATTGCTTTTTGTTTAGAGCTGCGAACTTTCCTGCTTTTCTTGCTATGATTGTCGATTTTCCTACTTGCCTTCCTGCTCGAAGTGCTATGTTTCCGTCGTAATCCTCTACTTCTCGCTGCCATCTGTCAAGGGTAATCTTATCAGATTCTTTAATTTGTCCTCTGACATCTTTAGAATCATCTCGTTGATTTCCTTCTCTGCTTGCATTTGCAGAATGGACTTCTCCGACTTTTCTTTTATTTGTTGCCATAACTCTTCTTCTTGATTACCGATAACAATTTCGTTATTATTTTTTTCCATAATAAAAAAAAGAAAAAAGTATTTAAATAATTTGTGTTTTCTCTGTGTAGAGTTGAGGGGGTTTATACTTTTCCCTCCTCGACTTTTTTCTTTTTTAAAATAATAAAAAAAAATTTAAAAAATTTCGTTGAGGGGTAAGCACTTTTTATAAACTACATTTTTGAACGTCGGGGTTATTTGTAGTGTATAAATAGAAATTGATTTGCGAGTTAGCCGGTATACCGATTAACTACACTGCCTCTGCGCCTAATTGAATTAAGTCCGCTTTGTGAAGCGGATTGCCTCTATAGAGGCAACTTTGCCCACAGGCAAAGCTTAATTCAATTCCTCCTCATCCTCCTCCTTTACCTGTATGCGAACGCAATGTAACCGAAAATTATATATATTATGAAAACTTAGTTTGAGGAACTCAAACTAAATTCTTAAGATAAATAAAGATGCGAACGAATGTGAGCATACAGGTAAAGGAACTATAACCTCGCTCCGCTCGGTAAATATTGAACTGGTAAATATTGAACTGGTAAATATTGAACTGGTAAATACTAAATTATTAAGTAGTTATGAAAAAGTAGTTATGAAAGTTTAAATAAAAGGGGTATTGTGTATTAGTAGAATATGAGTATTTTACCTGTTTGTATATCTCATGGAGGGGGAATGTGTGTTCTCTCTCTGTAGGAATTTGAATTACCTTAGTTGGAATTCTATTATATTGGTTTCTTTCTTTCTTTTCTTTTTGGTTCTTTTTCTTTTCTTTCTTTCAATATGACAGAGAGAGAACACACCAAAACATTTAAATAGTTTAATGTTTTAGTTTTGATATGAATATTAATGCAATAAGAGCTGAAGAAAGACATAGAAAGATAGTAGAAATATTAGCTACTATAAAAAAAGCTTTTGAGAATGGCTTAGAATTGAATTTTGAAGCGTTGATTAATCAAGCATGCTTTCAGCAAAGAATAGCAAGAAGGACAGCCATGGAATACATAAACATAGCATTAAGCCAAGTGGAACATAAAATAGAAGGAAAAGGAAAAAATAAATTAATAATTAAGATTTAAAGAGGAATAACAGTGTATTTAGTCTTTAAACCTTCACCAGATTTCTTTACTTTAATATACGTTAGCTTTGGATTCTCTAACAATATATCTTGTAAAGCCATTAGCACAGACTTAGGAACTTTATACTTTTCCCCTTCAAGCATAAAATAGCTGTAAGGAAAATCAACATCGTTCTCTTCTTGAATTAGCACATCATCAATCTTAACTTTATCTAAATCTGCAATGTTCTTAATTTTTGGTGCTTCATAGTTTTCAGCTGTTTCTTTGAGAGTTGCCATTTGTTCTACTACCTCCTTACATCTATATAAATATTCTTCTTCACTTAGTCCTTCTTTGTTTATCATTTTCTATCATATCAGCTAACACATTATAAAAACCAAATACTATTGAGAGTACTATACAAAGTCTTAAAACCCAAAAAGCATAATACCAAAATGCAAAACAAATTAAAGCAAATATAATAAACAAAAGCAAAGCAGAATAAATAAAATTCTCTGTTGTTGTTAATTCTTTTGCATAATTCATTTCAAATCCTCCACTTTTAATTTTTGCATAGCTTCATAATTAATGGCCTCAACTTCTTCTTTTGTTAAAAAGTTAAATCTTCTTAAAATTGTAATTGCTGCATGCACACCTTTTCTTATTTTGACAACTCTTTCTCCAGCTTCTTCGCCTGGATAATGCATGTGATGTTTTTGCCAAACTACTTTTTTCATTTTAAATCCTTCTCGTCACAAAAGACATCTTGATTAATAAGATTAAGTCTTTTCATCCATCTCTCTGTCAAAGTATCAAAATCACAAACATTTTCAAAATCATATTTCATCCACTTAATAGCTTCTTGTTTTAGTAAATCTTCGGGTATTGCTCTTTTCTTTTTACATTCATCCTTTAAATAAAAAAGTGGAAACCAACAAAAACATTCTTTATCTGAAAAATCTTTTAAAGTTTTAAGTTTCATTCTAAATCCTCCTCTCTGATGTTGAAGAAATCTAACCAATCTCTACTTGATATTGCCCCACCATAATGTTTCCACCACTTAATAGCTTCTGCTTTTAGTTTTTTATAATTAATAACCAATTCATAATCATTACTTAGGGGAGGTCTTACTTTCCTTGTTTTAGTTGTTGAATACCGTTTTAAATCCTTCAAAGTTTTAAGTTTCATTTTAAATCTCCTTTTTCTTTTTTATCTTTTGAGAATATTTCTTTAATAGTTTCATCAATTTCAACTCTTCTTATAAAACCATCTTCACATTTAACCCCATTATGTAATCTTATTTTCAATTCCTCAATCTTTTTTTTAAAATCCTCTTGGGCTTTTTTGTAACCCATTTTTAATCCTATTTTAAAATCTTCACTTACATTGGTTGTTATTTCTTTTTTCATTTTTTAAATCCTCCAAACTATCATTTACTACTTCTCTCCATTTTTTACATAACTTTTTATCTTTATATTCTTTTGTCATTTTTTAATTATTAATTGAATCCATTTAGTTATAATTCCAATAATCGCTAAAAAAATAATTATTCCCAATCTTACATTAATGGATTTCAACAAAGTGTATAAGGCAAAGCCATCATTTGTTAAAGGCATCATTTTCTAAATCTATAACCTCCTGTATTGTTTTACAATGTTCGCATATATATTCAAAACTAATTTCTGTTTCCATTTCGTTTTACACTTTCTCCCTTTGTGAGCGTTAAAATAAATTTGTGCCATGGATAACTTGGGTTTCCTTTGCTTTTTTTTCTTTTTGCTTTCTTTAACTTTTTATATTCCTCGTCGGTAAAAGTAACATTTATTGTTTTCATATACTTACTTAGTAACTAACCTTTATAAATGTTTCTATTTTTCCAAAGCATCCATTAATTCCTTAATTCTTTTAAGCTGAGCTTCTAAATTCTCTTTTCTTTGAAGAAGCTGAGACTTTCCAAAAATAGTTCTACTCTCTTTTATCAGCGCAACATTATTATCATCAACTTTAATAATTTTTTCTTCCATCTAAAACACCTCCTTCCAACTATCATCTACATTAACATAGGCATTGGCTACTTCTTTCCATGCATCATCTACATTAACATAGGCATTAGCTACTTCTTTAAAAGAATCATTAATATTTAAAGTGATGTTTGTTCCAGTTGGAAGAGGGTCAAAAGGATAGGCCCAACCATCACCACCATTATATAAACTATCTATATCAGCATCAGAAATCTCATCATCAAAAATTCCAAACTCATCAAGGTAGCCATTAAAATAAGTAAAGTAAGGATGTCTGTCCCTTCCCATATATGAAATATCTGAACCAGTGGGTCTACTTCTATCATCCCCTACATAATGCCAACTAACACTCTTCTCACTTCCATCAATCCAAATCTGATAATTTCCTTCTCCGCCATCTCCACTACCTGTAACAACTACGTGATACCATGTTCCAGTAGATAAATTAGCATCTGTTGTAATGTATTGATTATTTGAACCTGGAGTTCCAACAGAAAAATAATATTCTATTTCATCTCCTACAATAGCAATGCTTTCTCTGACTGCTGTATTATCACTTCCTTTATAATAAATCATTGTTCCATCTCCAGCAGCTCCTAAATCATCAGTATTAAACCAAAAAGAATAACCTACTGATGCAGTGAAAGCATCTGAACCAAAAGAAATATAATCAGAATTAGCAGATTCAAAATCATAACTATCATTAATAATTCCAGTTTCTCCATAAGTGCAACCATTAACAGAACCATCTAAAGAACCTTCTGCATCAATTAAGTCTCCACTACTCTCGTCAAATTTATAGTAGTGAGTGCAGTCATCTATTAATGCCATTTTAAGCTGTGTATTTAAAATAGATTGTTCCTTGGTTATAAAGATTTGCTGGTCCAGGATTGTCCTCTGTTCCAACTAAAATATTTCTACAAATAGCAGCGCCGCTTGCATCATTATCAGATAAAGTTTTAATTGTAGCACCTGAAACAGCCGCACCAGAAAAATGACCTGTTGAAGTAATATTTGTTTGGGTTAGTGTCTCTCCATGAGGGTCAGTTGTATCTACAAAATGAGCAGCACCACTTGCTAAATCTGTGTTCCAACTTCCACTAAGAGATAAAGGCAAATAATCAGCAACAACAGAACCACTTAAAGCCAAGAAGATTGGGTCTGCTTCTGCTGTAATAAAGTTCCCACTTAATGCCAAAAACACTGGGTCTGTTTCTGTATAAGATGTTAAAAAATTTCCTGATAGTGCCAAAAATATAGGGTCTGTTTCAGCAGTGAGAAATCCCCCTGATAGTGCTAAGAAAACTGGGTCTGTCTCTGCTGTTAAAAATCCACCTGACAAAGCTAAAAAGACTGGGTCTGTTTCAGTGTAAGAAGTAATATAACCAGAATCATTTGTTAATTGTGAAATATTATCGCCTGTTTGTAGAAATGTAGCAGTAGAACCTTTTTTAGCAGCGTCTTTAATACCTGAAAAATTAGGAATTATAATTGGTTCTCCAGTAGATAACTCTATTAAATTATCTTTTGCCACCATAGTTGCTTCACTTGGCCGCCTTCCACTTCTAAAGTTTCCCATTATCTAAAATTCCCACTCGCAAAAGTTAAATCTTCAATAGGTTTTAAAGACATACCCTCTGGTTTTTCTTTAGTTGTTTCTGCTGTAATCCCCTCGGTAATAGGCCAATCTTCTTTTAATTCTTTTTGTCCTAATGTTTCAGCCATACAAATTAATAGAATTAATAGTTTATAATTTTTTCCTATTCTTAGCTTTCAGAATCGCCAGTGATTTCTTCAACAATTTCTTTTTCAACTTCTTTAGTTTGTTCTTCTGTCATCATTAACATCCAGTAGTCATACACATAGCATTAGGGTCAGTTACAATAACTTCTCCATCTTCCCATACTCTAACCTTAACACCAATGCCAGGCTCTTCTTTAGTAATTGCAGTGATAGGTGTAAATGATTTCCATGTAGCACACCTTTGAGGAACTATTTGCATAATTATTCCAGTTGTAGCATTTGGACTTGATACTATTCTTTGCCCTGCTAAATTCATAATTACTCCATCTTGCACCTTCTGAGTTGCAAATCCAGGAACATAAGTTCCTTTTTGTGTTATAATCCAATCAAGTAATGCTTTCTTTTGGTTTGGATGCATTAACACCACCAAGTTAGAAGTATCATAATTTCGTTGTTCTATTAAATTAGCACCTGAAAGTAAATCTCTAACTGGATTACATGACGCAATAGTATCCCAGTCAGCAGTAGCAGCACCACTTAAAGCAACTTGTCCACTTAATACATCGTAAATTCTATAATCAATTTGATTCTGAACAGCCCTTGTTAAATCTCTCACATTAATAGCCAGCATATCTAAATCACTATCTCTAATGTCTGCATAAGTAAACCATGGAGATTCAACTGAGAAATGTTTAACATATGAAGTGTGTCTTGTTGCTGATTGTTCAGCAATAGGAGGCAAAGCACCAAAAGCAACTTTAGATATTTGAGATGCAGTTATTCCAGTTGTATCAGTTGAATCTAATACACCTGATGTTTTCCTATACCATCTAATCTCACGAGCACTTGTAGGAGAGTTTGCTAAAAACTTCTTGAATATAAACATTTGGTCAGCATAACCTTTAGCTAATTTGTCTACATTCAATCCACGAAGGTCAGCTTGTCCTAATGTATCTGCCATTTTATACTGCGGCTCCTATGTTTAAAGTATATCTAAATGTTTCTCCAGCAGCAGCAGCTTCTTTAGAGATTCCAATAGTATGACTACCTGAAAGTCCTGCTGTAGCAGCTTGTAAGTGATTAGGAAAAGCAGCATCGCAACTTGAAAGAGTATCTCCAATAGCAATAGCACCTGAAGCATAAGCTCTCAATTCATCACCAGGCCCGTTAAGAACTGCTATCTGAGTATTTCCATCATCAGCAATTTTTTCAGTGTAAGCAATACCTCCAACAACATCTTCAGCTGTATCATTAGCAGCAACAGTGTTTGGGTCAGTCATCTTTAAAACTGTCCCTTTTTCAATTCCAGTGCCATCTGCGCAAGTCATAGAAGTAGGAAAAGTCTTTTGTAACATTAATACATGTTCATTAGCCATAAAAAACTTATACACTACAAGTATTTAAATCTTTTGTTTTTTTATAATCCCTCATGATTACCCAGTGCTGTTTGAATTGGAAGGTCAGGTCTCCATCCAATACCTAAAATATTAACATGTTCCTTATATATTGGATTTCTCCAAAACCCTAATGAAGTGTCTTTAACTAATTTCTTTGCCTTTAACATTATTCTTAATGCTGATAAATAACCTTGAACTCCAAAACCACTTCTGAAAGAATTGCCAGTTCCTTCTTCTTTAGCACCAGTATCTAACCAGGTTTCACTTGTAGGAATACCCAAAGTATTACACATAGGGCCTACATATTCGTCAGGAATTACATACTCCCATAATTGAATAGGTCTAATTGCACCTTCTACATTTGTAATAACTTCACTTTCTATTTCTTTACCAGTATCTTTATCTATAAATTTCTTTTTAGATTTAAAAGGAAAATATTGAGACTTTAAATTTTCAATTAACTTTCTTACATGGTCTTGATGTCCTCGTGTAATAAAATATATTCCTGCCATTAATATTCGCCCCTCTCTATTCTATCCACATAATCCGAGGGTGTTTCTTCTTTTTTTTCAGGTTCTTCTCCTCTTTCGCTTTTTCCACCGAGAATGTTCCGAGCAGCTAACTCTTCATTTCTCTCAACTAATTCTCTCATTTGTTCAACTGCTTTTTCATTTTTCTCAGCTAACTCACGAGCTTCTTTTAAAAAATCTGCTCTTGCAGGTTTCTTAACATCTTCAGGTTTAACATCTTCTTCAGAATTTTCTGTTTCCATATACTTAGTTAGTTAGTTTAGTTTATAAATTTTTCTATAATAAGAAAGATAAAACTTTTAAAATAAACACTCCTAAGACAGCTCCTCCAAATGCTCTCCAAAAATCAATTTCTCCGTTTCTCATTTTAAGTTCACCATATTGTTTGTAGATTGATTTGTTTGAGAAGTGAAATACAGCATATCATTAGGAATTATATCTTTCTCTCCAAGCATTAAAGTATTTTCCACAGCCCTTAAAGTTTCAGCCATGTTATTTCTTGCAGTTGCTATTTCTTGTTGTAAAACTAAATATTCTTTTGAAGATTTAAATTTAATATTTGCTATTGAACGCTGTTTTAATATAGCTTCCCATTCTTGAATTTGTTGTTGTTGTTTTTGAATAGTCATAAAAATTGTTTGTGGTGGCATTCCAGCGTCTAAGTTTCCTCTTAATTGGTCTTGTGCACTATCTACTTCAGAAACATATTGTGATGCAATATCTATTTTATCTTGACCTAAAGAAGCTGGATTAGAACCTCCTATTATTGCACCAAATGCAGCACCACCAGCAGCTCCCATTTTTCCAGTAGCCAACTTTGCAGCACCTAAAACCTCAGCTCCACCCAGAGCACCAGCAGCTATTAAAGCACCACCTAACATCCCAATAACTTTTGCTCCTCTTAATCTTGCCAAGTCTTTATTATCAAAACCTAAACTCTTAAACATGAAATTCTGAGAAGATGCAAAAGGCATCTGAGCAGTTAAAACCTTAGCAATATCTCTCTCTCCTAATCCTTCTAAACCTTCTAAAAATGTTCTGGCTAATTCAGGTTGATTAATAGCCATCTCTTCTAATTCTTGTGTAAGTGGTTGAACTTGTCCCTCAACAAATTCTTCTCTTGCTATTCTTTCTTCATCAGGTAGTTCATCTGTTGTGATTATTCCCTTTTCTAATTTTGGAAATCTTGGGTCATCTTCTGGAATGCCTGCGTTTCTTGCTCTGGCTTGTGCTAACTCTAATTTATCTTTATCTGTTTTAACATCTTTATTTTTAAGACTTTGTTCTGCTGTTATATTTGCAGCAGTTACTCTATTCTGTTGTATTTGCTTTTGTTCTTCACTTAAATTTTTAGGGTATCTTCTTGTAGGTTTAGCTGCTTCTGTTACATTATCCAAAGTGCTCATAGGTGCAGAGCTTCCGCCACCGCTGCTTTTCTTCTTCTTTTTCTTAAAGGGATTTCCGTAATCTTTAGCCGAAGATGTGCTTACTAAATTCCCTCTCTTATCAAATACGATTGCCATTTTTTATTTACCAGTAATGTTTTTTTCTTCCCCAATATTTAAAAAACTCTAACCCAGCCCCCACAATAATGCAGAGGAATCCGAAATAGTCTCTTGCTTGAACCATTACAACACCCGATGCTGTTAAAGCCAAAGCACAAGTGTTAATAATAGTTTCTATTATTGGTTTATGAACTCCGTTTTCTTCTATTTGTTTCTTTGTCATTCTGTTCGTTGTATATTTAATTCTGATTCGTTAGGTTGAAAACCTACTTGTCCTTGGTTCTTTTGTTCTTCTTCTTGCATCATTCCACTTAAACTTGGTGGTCTATTAAACTTTACTCTTATTGCTAATTGATTCCAAATGTCTTGTTCTAATAAAGTCTGCTCTTCAACATACACTGGTTCAAAAGTCATATAACCCACTTTAGATG